TTTTATTTGGTTTGTTCACTCGGTTGTCGTCCGCTTCGCTCCCTCCGACTCGTTCACTTACCAAATTTTTAAGATTTGGTGTCAATAAGCACTAATATATCAAGGGTATTAGTGCTTATTACTGACGCGCTACGCTTGTCTTCATAAAAATAGCCATGCAAGTAAACTTGCACAGCCATTTTTCTGTTAGTCAAGTGTTGTAACATCTTGACTTTGGATATCTTCAATATCCTCTTTTTTCAACTTTGCAATTGATTTTTCTACTTTTTTGCTCTTTAAACGTTCTTCAATTTCAGCAAGTTCTTGACGAGCAGCTATTTCAAGTTCTTGCCTTTCAGCTAAATCGAGTCTACGAGGGTCAATACCATCTCCATCTTCACCTTCCCATATTGGTTCATTTGAACCACCTAATGGAAGACCATTAGCAAATCTTTGTAATATTTCTCTAACAGTCATAGCTTGGTCTGGTACTGTTAATGATGGTCCGAAATTATTTTCGTTGTCATTAAATTCTTTTGCATTAAAGATATTTCTAATTTTCATAAATCATTTGTTTTTCTTTCTATTTCTGAAGTTTTATGCATTTTTTTAAATGCAAAAATATGTCTTTCTGATAATACTTTTTCCTGTTCTGTAAAATTGATAAACTCTTTTGAAATTTCTAAATCTAATTCTTCACTAATTTTACCCATATATTCATTTATTTTAACTTTCTCGTCATCATTATACATTTTATCTTTATAATAACGGGGCATAGCTATCTTTTTACCGTCTTTAATTGGTACATACATTCTCTTTTCTAAGTCATTTTTATGCCAATTTATCATTTGTTTTGTTAAGTAATTACTTCCTAATCCTTTAGACATTACACTAAATTCCTTTTTTCTATCATCATTTTGATGCATAGGAATTTGAGACTTTTTTGACATATATTTTAACGTATAACCGATAGAGGCATCACTAACATCACCAATATGATAAGTACCAATAGACTTATTATTAAGAGCCCAAGCACGTGAAATATTGTCTCTATTAGCGTTAAAAAGAATAACATGGTAATGCGGACGCTTTTTGGTAGATCCATATTCACCAACCGCATAATATTTAAGTTTTTCATTTTCTAATTTTCTTAATCGTTTAAAAAATTTTTGTAAATCAGATAATTTTAAAGTCATATAACCATTTTCCGTAATTGGTACATAATTAGTATCATAAGTTAAGGTAAGAAAAAGAGCGGATTTACTCCGCTCTCCTTCCTTAACTAACCTAAACGACCAACCACTAGTGCGGCGTTTTTTACAGGGGGGACATTTTCCACATGGAAAAGGTATATGTTCTCCTTTTATTTTTTCTTTTTTATAAAAGGGTGTAATACACCTACTACTCATTGTTAAAACATTGGAGTTCCATATTTAGGCATTGGTCTTATTGCCTTAATTTTATTTAATACATGACAATATAAACTATCACCTTCAGGATCATCTACTGCAAAAATTCGTTTTGTTGGATTACACTCAACAAATTCAGTTCCTAATGTTGGTTGTGTATCAAATTTTCTACCTAAATGCCAATAATCTAAAGTAGTTCTAAAATCTCCAGCTACTCTTGATGGCATAAATTTGTACTCAGAATATCGAGGAACATATCCAAATGTATCACTGCCATTAGTTTTAAATGCATAAATTTCATTATTAACTACAGGTTGTTCACCAATATTAGCAAATGATGGCCAATAATAATCTAAAGTATCATTTTTAAGATAAGTTTTAGGAATACCTTGCTGATATGCTGTCTTAGGCATTACTGACATAATTCCAATAATATATCCATGTTCTTCACAAAAATAAGAACCACTTCTTCCGCTTGATACTGACATACCATGTCCTGACATATTACCTTGTGGTAATCCATCTACTGCTCCTGTTGTGTTAACTATTTCACTAATTACTACAGGTGACTTAACACCTGTAATATATTCAGGTCTTTGTAAACGTTTGTCACTTGATTTAACACCAAAATGTGTTAAAATATTTTCTATGTAGCGAGTACCACCACGTGCATTTTTTTCCAACCATTCTTGTAATCTAAAAGCACGACGTAAGTCATTGATTGTTGTTGGTTCTACATCTGCTTGAATTTCAGGAACATATAAACCATCCGTTAAAGGACTTGGAACTCCACCATTAACATCATATGTTCCTGTTGTTGCATTAACATCAGGAGATCCAGCTGAATTTTTACCAGCAATTTTTGTCCATGGTACATCAATAGTACCTAGAGGTATATCTACTGCAGCACCTTTTTGAGCAAAAGGTAATGAAGCCGTAAAATAATCATGTTCCCATGCACGTTTACGCATTTTAAACCATTTATTATTTAATGGCCAAGATGAGGTGTTATTACCATCTGTTAATTTATAATCAACAGGTTGAACTAAATTTTGATCACGATAATATTCATTATATATACATTGATAAGCAGCAAAAGGTAAAGCGTTAATTTCTACATTTTGATCACCATCTATAGGTGAAGGGATACCCATATAATCAGCAAATTTTGGCAAATTTGAATCCCATGCTGAACTATATTGTGGTTGTAATAAATTAGTTTCTAAATAAGGAGCAACTAATCCACTATTAGCATCAGTAATAAACTTTTCCCAATTTGACCATAATATACGGTTTGGAACGAAAAAATAATGCATACTTACATCCATTCTATGCATTACAGGTGCAATCATTGGTGCAAATCTTATAAGACTTTCGCAACCTAATTCAAACTTATCTCCAGGTACACATTCTAGTGTTAAAATAGGTGTTAAATTACCCATATCTGCAGATAATTTCACGTCATGAGTAAGATCAAAGACATTCTTTTTTGGTCTTTGTAACTTAATAGAATTAAATAAATTTTTTCCCATTTTTTTGTTTTTTTATTTTTAATAAATGAAAATTTGGGGGTGACTAACCCCCTTTTGTTATAGTCTAATTCCGCCACGTGATACGTAGTATGTGCGGCTTACTTTACGCTTGCCATAACCGCGCTTTCTAAATGAGCGGCGATATGAGTTTCGTCTTCGCATTTTTTTATTTTTAGTTTGTTAGAAAAATACTTTACCATAGCTTGATCTATATATGGTCTTAATAATTTTTTTTCGTTGTCATCTGATTTATTATACCAACGAATTAATCGAATAATTTCATCTTGTGTATATATTCTCATTTTAATTTTTTATTTTTGGTTTGGCACCTTTTCCACCAAATAAAGCACCTAATGTAATGATTTTATCTAAAAAAGGAGCGATTTCATCAAAATTATCTTTTGCCTCTTTAGTATCTCTAAAAGTTTCTAATACTTTTGAGTAAATTTGTTCTTGTGTGAAATTTTCTGTAACTATTTTCTTTCTAGTTAAATCATTTCCTATTTCCATAGATTTCATCATAGCCTTTTGTACTTTTATTTGAGTATTTTTTTCAGCTTTTATAAATTTATTTGACTGAGTAATACCATTTATTTCTTCTTTTAACTTACTTCTTACTAATTCATTGGTAGCTAATTGATCAGCTTTTAATTGTGTATCGGCTTGTATATTCTTAGTTCTTTCTTCAGTTTGTTTTAATTCAACTATAGGTTTTGCCATTAAAGTTTCTTTAGTTCCTCTACCAATTTCGTTTTGTAAATTACGCCAATCAGTATTTGAACGAATATACGTTGCTTCATCATTTGTTTTGCTAATATTAGCTTTAGTTTGTTCAAGTTGAGCCTGAGCAGTTTGCATACTAAGATCTTGAAGTTTTAATTTATTTGATTTGCCTAAAATTGCTAATGAATCTGGATCCAATTTTGGAGCTATTGCATCAGTTGACCTTACAGGTGCAGCAGTATTTGACTGAGTATATATTAAATTAGGGTTTAATCCTGCCTCTTTATATCTCTGCATTTGTTGTTTTGGAGAATTAAAGGCATTTTGCCTTTCCCAATCTTGTAATGCCCATTTTCTGTTTTTTGCGTTTGTGTATACTTGTGAGCCTGTATTAAGAATACTTGCTCCGAGTTGTAACCATGGTTCTACACTCATTGTTATATTTTTTTTTGTTTATAATACACCAAATCTTTTTTTATTTGGTTTGTTCACTCGGTTGTCGTCCGCTTCGCTCCCTCCGACTCGTTCACTTACCAAATTTTTAAGATTTGGTGTCAATAAGCACTAATATATCAAGGGTATTAGTGCTTATTA